GGCAGGAGTTCCTTCAGTAGTTGGGCACGTGAGATTGCCATGATGGATGCTCCTTAATCAGGCGATGTAGTAACGATGGACGTTGAAGTTGATCTTCGCCAGGACTTCCGGGCTCTGGATCAGTGCCAGAGTTCCGGTTACCGTCGCCGTCGAAGCAGTCACCGTCAACGCTTGCGAAGTGGCAGAGGTCACCGTAGCAGCGGCAGTCAGGGTGGAACCCGTGAACTGAAGCTGATTGGTGCCAGCCACAAGCTGCCACACATCCGTGCCAATCGGCAGAACCTGACCCACCGTCAGACCAGAAACGGTCAGAGTGGTCGTGCCAGTACCGGAGACATAGGTCGCCGGGGTGCTGGTCTGGGTATCAGGAACCAATTGCAGGATACGGAAGCCCGCGCTTGCCGTGTTGGCAGATGCGCCCACAACACCCAGCGAACTGTTGCCAGTTGCAGCGGAGCCCGTGGTCGTAGAGCCAGCGGCGTTTTGACCAACCACCAACTGAGACATCGAACCGATGGTTTGAACACCAGCAGCCGTCACGACAGCCATCTTGAAGACCGTATCCGGGTCGTCGCAGACGATTGCGCGAATGTCACCAGCCAGGGTGTTGGCCGGATAGAACTGCGAGAACAACTTCTGCTTGGTAGCAGGGTTGGTGTACGAGCAGCCAAGGAAAATACCGACCGTGGTGTTGGTGGTATTGATGGGCACCGTTGCGATGTTCACGAAGCCGGAGGAAAGAACCACCGGATCACCGTAAAAAATGCTGGTGCCATAGTTGTAGGCAATAGGGTACTCTCGGGTAGAACCTGAAAATACCTGCCCGCCAATCAGATTGATCGGCTTGTACCCGTAGGGGGCGTCAATCGTTGGGTAAGCCATTTAAGACTCCTTGAATTAAGAACCGCGTCCAAACGAGACCTCTGAGCGGCGCTCTTTGAAAAGAGGCATCCGAGGGTCGTTATCACGCATGAAGCTGTTGTCCACCGACTGCATCTGACCTTCAGCTTGTTTCTGATAGTAAGAATTGCGCTGTTCAGTGAACTCCTTTGGGGTTTTGCAAAGCAGCAGACCACCGACTTCAATACTGTCAGGGAAGCGACCTGAACCGCCTCCACCCAGTTGAATCTCAGGATGTTCGCTGGCCTTCACAGGCTCCCAGCCTTCGCGGAGTTTTGAAGAAACATTCATCGGGTCATTAGTCCCGAGGGTGCTGACACGAATCCAACGGAAAGCATACCCTTCTTCCGGGTTCGGATCGGGTAGGAGTTGGGGAGGCATCCATTGCTTGGGCCGTTCAGCCTTTGCGCGGGTGTCCGATTCGCGTGAATTACGTTCAGCCATTTTGTTTCCTCATTTCTTCCGCAACCGCACGGGCGTACTGTTCATTGGTCAGTCCGAGCCGCTTGGCGATACTCACTTGTGATTGCGTCAACACGATCTTTTTGGGCGCTGTGCTACGCGTGGCAGGAGCTACAACAGATGACTTCTTGACCGGCTTTTCCGAGGGGAACGCATCTGGAAAAAGCTGGCGTACACGGGAATTGATCTTCTCGTAATACTCGTCGCTGTCAGTCCGAACTCCGCTTTCCACAAGTTTTTTGTGAACTGTCAGGGCCACCGCCGTCATTTCATCGTCAGATCCAAACCAGGGATTGGATTCTTGCCACGCACGCGCTTTGGAATCGACTTGAACTTGGGGCTCTGGCCTTGGAGCAGGTTGTACCACAGGTTCTTCAGGCTTTGCAACTGCTGGCTTAAAGTTATTTACCCGCTCTGCTTTGATTTTTGCAGCAGTTAACTCCTCCTGCGCAGTAACAAGTGCCTCTGAATCTCCAGACTCATAAGCCGCTTTATATTTTTGCTTTGCCTGTTCTACCTCATTGGCAACAACTTTCTTGGCCTGTTCAAGCAGCGCCTGTTGCCCCTGGCCCAAGCTCCCTTGGAGCTTCTTGTTCTCTTCCACGAGAGTTTGAGCAAGGCGTAGAGCCTCTTCTCTTTCGCGTAGGGCAGTTTCTTTGGCCCTGCGCTCTTCGTGATAGCCTTTGGAAAAGTGCTGTATCCGCTTTTTAACCCCCTCAGAATACTGCGCCAACTCATCATCTGTTACCTCTGCGGGGGGCTCCTTCATCGGGGCGCGGTTGCGGTCCTTCTCGGGCGTATCGTCTACGACCTCAATCTCAGTCTCGCCTTCGACTTCAACCTGAATCTCTTCAGGCTTTTCCTTTTCATCCGGGAACCGAAACCGCTCTTCGTGTTCGTGGTTTTGCATGTCCTACTCCTTACGCCCGCTTGATGCCACGAGGATCTTCAACAACCGCTTCAACGCTGTCATCATTGATGATGCGCCACTCGGTGCCGTGGATCTTCAGCCGCGTACCCGTGTTCGGGCGCACAAGCACGAAGTCACCAACTTTGCATGAAGGCCCGCTGGGGAAGCGCAGCGGATCCTTGTAGCAGTCTGGCCCCATCTTGGCGACAAACAGTACAGGGCTCATTACCTCTTCAAAGTGCATGGTTTGGCCCGCTTTCACGAGACCACTCTCATACTCTTCTTCCGCCTTCGGGAGCATGCACAGAAGGTGGTAGGTCACCGGATCAGGCACTTGCTTGGCCTTCTCGGCATCGGTTGCAGGCAACACCGTCGTGTTTTCGCCGTCGCTCAGGAATATTTCACTCATCGTCGTTTTCCATCTTTCGCACAAGGTCGGTTATGAAAGCATGAGCACGCGAGAGACCCTGGATCTCGCCCGTCATGAACTTGTACTCGGAATAGTCTTTTGCCGAGCCTGAGATAAGCGCCTGGGCGATGGATTCCCGGCGCTCCTCAATTTCTTTAATGACTACGTCAAACGCAGTAGCCGCCATGTTTAATCCTTACTGTTTGGGTTGTTGTTTTGGCTGATTGGCCTTCATGGCTTGCTGGCGCATACGCATAGCGTCTGTTTGCATCTGTTGACGCAACTTCTGCTGATGGACTTGCTCTTTGTGCTGCATATCTTGCTGAGCCATAGCAGCTTTCAGGCGAGGATCTTCGCCCTGTTTACGCTGAGCCTCCAAAGCTAAACGAGCCTGCTCAAGCTGCAGCTTGCCCTGCGCGATTTGGAAATCACGCTGGCTGTCCGCTTCCTTGCGTTTAAGCTCTTCTGCCTTGAGTTGCAGTTCTGCCTGGGCCATCTGCAACTGAGGGTTCTGAGCCATCTGTTGAGCCTGCTGCTGCTGGGCTTTTTGCGTGTTGCTCTGCAGCAATTGCGTTGCCGCTTGAGCCACTAGCCTAGAAAGCTGAACCTCAGTCTGCTCATCAAGCTCTTGATCCGGCGCGGTCATCGGAACACCAAGCTGTTCTTCAATCTGCTGCCGGTACGCAAACGCCATGTGCTCTGCAATATGAGCAAGAATTGCGCCTTGCATCTGCTGCGCCATTGGGCTCTGCCCCATCATCTGCATGATCATTGGATCTTGCAGCATGGTCATGTGGGTAGTGATGTGAGCTTTGTGGTCCTGATAGATAAACGCTTTGGTCGGCTTACCGGTCAGAAAGCTCATGTTCTCTGACACAGGATCACGCGGCTTCTGGTCGTCTTCAACAGGAACCAACTTCTCTGCGTTCTTGATGCCCAACACCTCCAGCATCTGCCGGTGCAGTTGAGGCAAGTCATAGATCTGCGGAGCGCCTTGAGCCAGTTGAAGTGCAGCTTGGTACTGCATGATCCGCTGAGCCATCGTGGCAGCGTTTGGATCACTGACCGGGATCACCTCAACGAGGTCATAGTCGGCTTGCTTGACTGCCCGATCTCCACCTTCCGGCGTGTAAGCGTAGTCAGGCGGCAGGAAGTCACGGATGATCTCCTTGAGGAGCTTGAACTCCATCCGCAGGCTGGCGTGGACTCGCGCTTGCACCGCTGACATCGTCTTGAGTTGACGCTCAAGGATAGCCAGCGTGGTGCCCACGGGGGCCTGTGCGCTCATGTCCGAGACCTTCAGGTCTGCAATCGCAGCGAGGCGTCTGCCGTCCTCCGTGATCTGCTGCAGCAGCGCGGCCAGAACCTGACTCGGCTCCTTGTACGGCAAAGGCATGATGTTGTCCCTGACCGATCCGCTCGGGATGTCCACATCCCTGAACTCACCCGGAGCGATGGGCGTGTCATCGCCCTTGATCCGCAACCCACGACTCTTCAGGCCACCGGGCAGGTTGGACAAGGTTCCAGCATCAACCAGTTGGCGGATGATGGAAGTGCCAGCGCGAGCATAACCACCAATAAGATGGATATAACCCAGACCATAAGCGCCAAAACCAGGGATATAGGTGTACTGGACAAAGTGCTGCCGCTTGAGTTTTCGTTCGTCGTCTTCTGCCCAGTTTCTTCGGATGGACAAGACGGTGGAGGTTCCGCGTTCAATGGTGATGACGTAGGGAAGAGGGATTTCTTCTTCATACCCGGCCAAATCCATGTCTACGTGGATCTCAAGCACCTGATACCGATCATCATCGGTAAGGGTATACCCTTGCTCTTCTGCCTTTTTCTTCTCAATGTCGGTGAAGAACCGTACCGGTTCGCCCAACTCCACTTCGCGGTAGAACCCTGCGACCTGCAGCTTCTTAAGCTCGTTCTCAGTCTTGCGCATGACATGCGTCACACGTTCGGCTGTGTAAACATTGCTTGCCCCATACGGCATGATTAAGTCTTCAGCCGGAACAAACGGGGCAGAGGGCAGTTCAGTGCTTGGGTTTGGGTAGATCTTCTTAAACGCAGCGCCAGACAAACCCAGGCTATAGAGCAGGCGCTCATGTTCTGAGCGGTAATCAATCATTCGCTCGGTCAGCATGTAGTTCATGTCATCACGAACACGCTCTGCTGCCTCTTCCTTGAGTCGGTCAATAGCGCCAATGATCTGCGTCTTCACCGGGCCCTGAGCAGGGAACGTCTCGGTGATCATCTCGCTTTGGAACCGGATCGCTGCTTCCGTAAGGAGGGGCGAGTAAACACCGCAAGCCCCGTTCCACGGTTCAGTACGCTCTTCATACTTCATGCCAAGGACTTCCAGGCCCTTGACAAACATCTCTGTCCAGTCTTTGCGACTGTTAATGTCTGCGTCTACGAGGGAGACGAGGTCTGAAGCCAGAGACTGAAGCTCACCTTCATCCATGTACTCGGCCAAGTTGGCATCAAACTCTTCTGCCCTTTCAGGCTCGGCCATAAGGTCAATTTCTACCCCGTCGATGCCAATTTTTACCCCTTCCGGGTCTTCAATTTGAATTTCAAGGACCGGTTCATCGGTCATAAGCCCCATTTCCATTGGAATCAGAGCCTGATCTACATTGGTTGCCATGTTCAATCCTTAGTAATACGCTGCGTGTCGGTGACTGCGGAAAGCTCTCGGCTCATCGACTTCATCTGAGTCCACCGTGATAAATCCGCCCTGCCTGAACCTCATCAGCGCTTGGCTGGAAGAGTCAACAAGGTCGTCATGGTCCCCATTGGGAAATGAAGCCATTTCTTCCATGACTTCATCTGCCCATCGTTTCTCAGGGCACCAAACAACCCCCGAGGCAAAGAGATCTGCAATGGAATTGACGCGGGCAATCTTGTCACTGCCCTTGTGTGGCGTGTATTCCGACAACGGAATACCCATCTTGCGCATTTCGTAGATCAAAGGAGCCCCTGCGGCTCTCTTTTCCACGATCAGAGTGTCAGGTTGCCACTCCTTCCACATCTCAAATGCCTTCTTTTTGAGGTCAGGGAACTCCAGTCTATCCTTGAACGCGTCCAAAAGGATGATGTTTGGCTTGGATTGGCCGTGCCTGTCCTCTAAATAGAAGACACCCCATGTTGTACAAGCCGAGAAGTCTGCCCGGTTACTCTTTTCAAAGGCCGTATCCCAGCTTTGAATGATGTATTCGCATGGAGGAGGCGTTTCCTTGTCCCAAATCTTCCATTGCTCTCGTTTAACAATGGCACCCTGCTCGGAAGTGGGACTTTGCTGGTACTGAGCCTCCCATTTGGCAACAGGAAGCTCTGCTTTTAGCGCTTCTAGGGCCTCTTTTGACCAGAATCCAGGCCACAGAGGGTTTCCAGAAGGAAGAATTGCCGGGAATTCAATGACTTCCCAGTCATCAGTGCCATCTTTGGAGCTGTTTTTGAGGATCTGCCCGGTCAAATCTCTCTTTGACCACCGGGTCATCACAATAATGATGGCCCCTCCAGGCTGTAAACGCTGTCTTGGCCCCGATGTGTACCACTCATACACACCATCAAACACCGCAGGATTGCCCTGTTTAGCCTCCTGCTCCGAGTGCGGGTCGTCAATGATCAACAGATCCGCGCCCTTACCCGTCACAGCACCACCAACACCGATAGCGAAGTAGTCACCACCAGCGTCAGTGTTCCATCTGCCTGCCGCCTTTGAGTCAGAAGACAACTTGGTGCTAAACACCTTGGAATACTGCTCACTTTGGACAAGGTTTCTGACCTTCCGCCCAAAGCCCACGGCCAGTTCTGCCGTGTGGGCAGTCTGAATGATCTTCTTCTGAGGAAACTTGCCCAAGAACCAAGAAGGAAGCAAAAAAGAAGCAAACTCAGACTTGGTATGCCGGGGAGGCATATTGATGATCAACCTCTTCAGAGACCCCTCGGCAACCCTTTCAAAAGCATCTGCCATGATCTGATGATGACGCCCAGAGATAAAAATGGGCCACATCTGCTTCACAAAGAACAAGAAGCTCTCCCGGCACCTCTCAACCCTGTCCATCTCCAACAGGGCATAAATCTTGTTCCTTTCTGCCTCAGACACCTTGTCAATCACAGACAAGAACTGAGAAATCTCCTGCTTGGAAAGCAACGTCACAGCTTCACCACATCATCAATGGATCGGTCCACAACCTTCAACCCATAAAACTTCCGAGGCTTGACCTGCAAATGCCCCTCCTGCTCAAGCCTCCTCACAATCCTGTGCATGTTGGCCCTTGACTTCAACCCCAAGCTCTTAGCCATCACCTCGTAAGAAGGCGACACACCATGCTTCTTGATATACGCCCGGATGAAATCAAGAACCAACTGCCACCGCTCTGTCACGCTTCTTCTCCTCCTCCGACATGGCCCACAAAGCAGCATTTGCCTCCCGGCAATGCACAGCCGCCTTCAAAGCCCACTCAATGGCCTTCTCATACTCACGCCTCAAAGCTGCGTTGTGCAACTCCTTCAGCGCTTTCTCCGCCATCATCGCCGGATACGCATAATCATTGATCATCTGGTGAGTGTAAACGGTTGTTTGCATGCG